TACCATTCAGGACTGGTGCGTTAATCCAAACGCATAAGTCATGCACTCTTATGACAGAGTATAAACGTCTAGGTCATTGGGAGAACACCTATAAGTTCTCCCATTCTTATATATTCTTTTAGATATGCGAAGATTACATATTAATACTCAAGTGGACAAACTTGACCCTGTCTTAGTTGAAATAGCTAAACATTATGGCTTGAAGACAATTGGAAAATTACAGGACTTTATACTGAATCTTCCTTCTCCTACTAATAAAGTCTACCATAACTGCAATGCTAAGTACGTAAGAGCAACAAAAGCACGTAGACTTCTAGAGGATTTTCTGAGGACACCAATGAATTAAGACTCGGGGCTTATGCACATTAGCCTGGCAACAGAAGTGTTTTTTATTATGTAAAAGTCCTTGAGTAGCGCTCAGATAAGGCACACCCTGAGAATAGAGGATAGCGTCCTCTTAATTATATCCAATCAAGTTAAACAGTGCTCAAAATATTGAGTACTGTTTACAAATATACTCTCATCCAATTGCAGGCATTACAACTGTAGGTAACAATGACCATTCTAGACGGGTAATTGTTTTAAACTAAAGCATCGCCAAAGATGTTAGCCTAATCCAAGGGTAGCAACCTTGTGAGAGTACCAATTAATAACCACTAATAAAACTTAAGACAATGAAAAATAGTAAAAGAGAAAACAACTGTATTAGAGTAGTACAAGGACTGTGCTTAGCATTTATAATATTAATACAGTATACAACAAGCTATGTATCAGCACCTACTGAAACAGATTATATATCTGATTCTTTTATGTTCATGACGGTCATGCTATCATTAATCCTGATCGTACTAGAGTTCTGCAAAGAGATTAAGTATTCTGTTGAAGAAGTATATGATGATGAAGATTATGATGATGATTATGATGATGTTGATTTTGATTTTGATGTTGATGTGTATGCAGATAATGGTGTTGCGAATGCTGATTATTATGATGATGATGGTTTGGAGCGTGAGGTCTTGGAAAAAGATCACTTAGACAGAGAACCATTGGAAGAAGAAAAGAGACCAGAAACTCTTGGCGATCTTGATTGTTTTAAGAAGATTAAAACTCAAAAGTCATGAAATCTATTATCTATTACCTATTGTCTACCCTATTACTAGGAACCTTCACAGCATTGTGTGGGGGTGGAGAGTTAATGGGGTTTATACTTTGTTATTGTTTTTGGGGGTGTATGTTAGCACCTATGTTACCTGGAGAAACAGCATAACTAATAGGCTCTGTGGCGCAATTGGATAGCGCACCTGATTACGAATCAGGAGGTTACAAGTTCGAATCTTGTCAGAGTCACTAATTTATTATTCCTTTTATTACTCATTTAAAATAAACCTATGAAAAATTTATCCTATCGTATAGGCTGTGCTTTAGCAGAGTTCTTAACTTGTATACCTAATGGTAGCAAACGTATTATTGTTTCTACATATACCAACTATGAGCACATTCATACTTATCGTTCACTATCATTAAGACTACTAAAATTTGCTTACTACTTACAAGGATTTACTGTGTACAGTAAGTATCATAATACAGCAGAATTTGAACTGTATGACTCTAATAAAGACCAAGTAACTTATCATTCACCTTATAATAACTTCCTATGAAAACTTTTAAAGATTTAGTATTTACAAAGCATTCAATATCTTCTATAGAAAAAGATGCAAAGCAAGCTGTGTTAGCGTTTGATAATGGACGTAGTATCTTTGTAGGTACAGGAGCTAAGCTTTTTCGTACTAGTGAGGCTAGTCCTTATGAAGTTGGATTCTTTAAAAAAGATGGTAGCTTAGGGGTTGTTCATATTCTTAGTAGTACTAATGTACTTTTAAATGAAAACTCTGAGTATAATGAGATTGAGGGTTACTGTAATGAAGAGGATGTAAATCTTATTATGAAACATATCCAAAATATTTAAGACATGGAAGACTTACTAATAAGTAATATCGAATATACTATTCCTCTTAAGGATGCACAGGTTATTATATGGCAGGTGCAGAGAGAAGGAGGAGAAAAAAAAGCAAGAGAATGGTTACAAAGATATCTTGCTAGATTTAATTAAAATAAATAGTAGTGAGGAAGTGGAAGGAATCCGCTTAAACGTTGAGTCCTTAATGAGCTGCAGCTAACAGCTACTATTTATTTATTTACTTAAAAAATAACAATAGAATGAAAAATATAATCGTATTAATAATCGGAGCATTAGCCTTAATGACAATGTTCTCAAGTTGTGCATCTCAGTATCATACAACATCTGATGGATACACATATAAGAAAACTAGTAAGAGTAACCACTGGCAATATAAAAACGGTAAGGTTACAAAACAAACAGGTAAAACTAGCTGTGCTGGCGCCTGGTAAGAATAAATTAAAAAATGACATATTAATTACAGTTAAGTACCTGATATGGTTTTGTAAGGTTTAACATGGAGGTCTAATAAACCTTAACTGTATGATGTCGTATACCTAAGCATGTAGACAAAAGGCTTATTTTTTTTCTTAATTATGGTAACGTCTCTCACCAAAAAGTAGGGACATCTTTTATAAATATTGTTTTATCATGGAATTTTTAACAAATCTATGTGTCGGATTTAGCTGGGATAAACTTCCTAAGCATGACAAAGAATATCTGTACGTTATGTACGGAGTTATAAAATATGGGTCTAAGTGCCCTAAGACTTATAAGGATATGGATAGTTTATATCCTAATCGTGGGAACTTTAAGTTCTTTACTAACCTAATAAAGTTGGAGAAATATATTAATAGCTCCACTAAGCGTAATGAAGTATATGCATCTCACCTAATGGAGGGTGTTAAATACTTTATGGTGTGGACGTGTGATCATATTGAAAGTACTT